TTGGATTTTGAAGTAGGTGATTTTATGACAGAAAATAAAACTAGTGAAGCACAATTAAAAGCTGCTAAAAAGTGGAACGATAAGAATAAGGACAAGCAACGGATATATCGTTATCGGTCTTATGCACGTAAGTTTATTCGTGATTTAGCTGATGATGATGATTTGAAAGAACTACAAGAACTTATACATAAAAGATTAAATGATTAAGGCGATAGCTTAACGGCTGCCGTCTTTTTATTTGCACGCATACATAAATTAATTTAGGGGGTGATGGAACAATGAAACCGACTAAGTTAACATTTGTTAATGGTAAGCCAACGCTGGTTACCTATGACAGAGTAGTTAGAACGGAGAACGATAAAGCATACAATTATCGTCGTAAGATTAATGATAATGAATACATGAAGTTCTATCACTCAACAGAATGGAAACATAAGCGACAAGAGATATTAGAACGTGACTATCATCTCTGTCAACGTTGCGGAATGGAAGCTGAGTTGGTTGACCATATCATCCCTAGTAAAGACGATTGGTCAGATAGACTCAACAGTGAAAATCTACAATCGCTATGTCGAGAGTGTCATAAGGTTAAGACTAAACGCGAGTGGATGAAGCATCATAAAGGAATGACTAGATACATGGATATTAATATAGTGTGTGGCTTACCTGGTAGTGGTAAGACAACATATGTGAAGCAACACATGACTGAACATGATCTTATTTATGATTATGATTCGTTAATGTGTTCATTGTCTGGATTAAACAATCATCAAAGTAATCATGATATTCATGATTACATTATGTTGTTCTTTGATCAGATGTTACGCAAGCTTAAGAGTGAACAAACATTCAATAACGTTTGGATTATTAGAACGTTACCAGACAAGAAGATTGATACATTGTTAAATAACTATCATCATATTAATCATATTGTTGTGATGACTGATCCAATTGTCTGTGAGCAACGATTGCGAGAGCAAAAGCGACAAATAAAGTTTCAAGCAATTTTGAACAGTTTTAACGGCGCTGACTTTACGGGCTACCGGGTAGTCAAAAACCGATAAGCCCCCTTCTAATTTTATCGGGGGTTAGTTTTTTTAGGATTCGAGAACGCGCATCGACTTTTTTGCGCGATAAATTCCAACAATTTTTGATTTTCAGGGCCAGGTACACAAAAAGCGCCAAGCCGTTGAAAGCTTGACGCTGTGCTATTTGTTTGCACTTTTATCATAGCACGGAGGTGGCAAAAATGGCAAGAAAGCAAAAATTATTATCGCAATCAACCGGCCATCTTCGAGTGGTCGAGCAAGAAGCTAAATATAAGGCTGAGTTTTTAGCTGCAGATGGTTTACCAGAATTACAAAGGACACCACCTGCTCATTTAAGCAAAGTTGCCAAGACTGAATATCGTCGTATAGTTTCATCAATTGGTAAATTACCATTACGAAACTTAGATCGGAGCGAGTTAGAGCTTTACTGCTCCTGGTACTCCATCTACAAGGAAGTGTCAGAACAATTAAAGCAAGTTGATAGTCTTGGCGAAGCACCAAAATTGATTTCGACACTGGATAAAGCTACCCGGAACATTAAAGGGTTAGCTTCTGATTTGGGATTGACCGTAAATTCGCGGATGCAAATGAATATGCCGTCTGCAGATAAGCAAGATGAACATAAATCATTACGAGAGAAGTATGGTATTTCATGATTAACTACGCTAAGGATTATGCTGAAAAGGTTGTGAATGGTGAAAGAATAGCTGGCAAAAAAGTTATTTTAGCTGCTAAAAGGTACTTAAATGACCTAAAAAAGGCGGAAAAAGATGATTTTCCCTACTTTTATGATAATGAACGAGCTAATAAGGTTATTAAGTTTATGGAAATACTTCCTGACCCAAAAACAATGCAATCATATCCACTCGCCGATTTTCAGAGATTTATCATTGCCAATATGTATGGTTGGTGGAGAAAAGACGAACCTAATAAACGTCGATTCCGTAAGGGAATGCTTTCCATGGCCCGTAAGAATGGTAAGTCAATTCTTATTTCTGGAATTGCTCTCTATGAGTTTCTAATGGGTAATTCACCAGCTTATTCACGGCAAATCTTTTGTACTGCCAATGATAAAAAACAGGCTAACATTGTTTTTAACATGGTAAAGAAACGATTGAACGCTTTACGCTCCCGAGATTTAGAGACTAAACGCGGGACAAAAGTTAACCGGGACTTGATTAGTAACTTAGATGATTATTCTTATGTGCGTTCACTTTCTAAAGAAACTGGGACGGTCGATGGTTTTGAACCCCATATTGGTATTCTTGATGAATATGCTGCTAGTAAAACCACTGAAATGATGGAGCTGCTTGAATCAGGACAAGCTTTACTTGATAATTCGTTGATTATGATTATTTCTACTGCTGGATTTGACTTAAACGTTCCTATGCATACCATTGAATATCCTTATGCCACGAAGATTCTTAAAGGTGAAGTAACTGATGATAATTATTTTGCTTTTATTGCTGAACAGGATAATGTGGCCGAGGTTGATGATAAAAGTATGTGGATTAAATCCAATCCAATTTTGAGCGTCCCGGAACTTCAAGATCAGGTTTATGGATACTTAACCAAGCGATGGAAAGAAGCCAAGCAAAAAGGTACTAAAAATTCGGTCTTGGTTAAAAACTATAATATGTGGCGTCAAGCTGAAGAAGATAGTTACATGGATATTGATACTTGGAATGAAGCACGAATAAAGCCAATTAATATTGAAGGACAACGTGTTTGGTTCGGCATTGATGTTGGTAAATCATCTGACTTGTACGCTATTAGCTGGCTAATTCCACAAGATGGTTATTGGTATGCTGATTCATATGCTTTTGTTGGTACTAAATATGGTCTGCAAAACAAAATTAAAGCTGACCGTTTGGATTATATTCGCCTGCAAGATATGGGACAGTGTGAAATCACTAAGCTTGAATCTGGAGTCATTGACGTTGAACGGGTATATCAATGGTTAGATGGATTTGTAAAAGACCATAACTTAGATGTTCAAGCTATTTGTTATGACCCGGCACAATACGGAACTTTACTAACACAAATTGAAAAAGGACATCCTGAATGGGAACAGATATCGGTTCGGCAAGGTACTTTAACTCTATCTATGCCAACCAAGCAATTCAGGGATGATGTTCTTGATAAGCGGGTTCGTCATTCAGGTAATGAGATTTTAACTGGAGCGATGGCTAACGCTATTCTTAAATCTGATAATAACGGTGTCCGAATTGACAAGAACCGTTATTCTAACAAGATTGATGCGGCGGACGCATTACTTGATGCCTATGCAATTTGTTTCCGTGAGAATATTGATGATTATGTTACTGATGAGGATGTGTTTAGTGATGATTTTGGATTTTAAAGGTAAAACTATAAAACATAAGTTGCCTAGTCAAAAAACAATTCATGAACCACCACACATTTCAAAGCAAAAATTCAAAAAAGCAATCGAAATATTAAGGCGTGATTAAATGAAATTTTGGAAATTAAATGAACCAGTTATTCTTTGTTTGTTAGCTTGTATCTGCTTAGCGGTTACAGGCTTTTTATTTTCCTTTCGGATTGGGATACTGGTAGTGTCGTTGGAATTATTTGCCCTCGCTTTCATTTCGGGGGAAAGGGGGTGAAATAAATGTTATTCCATACCACAGAAAAACGGGATTGGGCGCAGGATTATATCGATCAAGGGATTATTCCTGGTTATAGCAATCTCGGCACTTATGTTGGCGTTGGTGCTCTTAAAAATTCAGATGTGTTAACTGCCGTGTCTCACGTTGCAAGTAATGTAGCTAGATTTCCCATTGTGGTTTTAGATGATGCCAAAAATGAAACTAAGAAGATCAAATCTGTTGACTATTTGCTTAATAAGCACCCTAATGATATGCTTTCGGCTTACCATTGGCGGTTCATTATGACGGTTAATGCAATTTTAACTGGTGATGGATTCACACGGATTGTCCGGGATCCACGGACTAATGACCCGCTGGAATTACAGTATTATCCGACTTCACAGACTTATATTGATGATTCGGATGTTACAAATATCAAGTACGAATTTACACCGGTTAATCGTAAGGGCCATGACCGAACAATCGTCTGTCCGGCTGAGGATGTTATTCATTTTATGTTTTTTACTTACGATGGTATCCATGGACGTTCGCCGCTTTTATCGCTGGGTGATGAAATTGGTTTACAGGACGATGGAATTAAAACTCTCCGACGTTTCTTCAGGTCTGGATTTAAAGGCGGAATCCTAAAAGCAAAAGGTAAATTATCAAAGGAAGCGCGGCGAAAAACACGTGAAGAATTTGAATTTGCACAATCTAACGGTAATGCTGGTAGTCCAATTGTTACTGATGATACTTTTGATTACTCGCCAATTGAAGTTGATACTAATGTTCTCCAATTAATTAACAGTAATAATTATTCAACTTCACAAATTGCTAAGGCACTACACATTCCTGCCTATAAGTTAGCTGTTAATAGTCCCAATCAGTCAATTAAACAATTAAATGAAGACTTTATTACTTCTGATTTGCCGTACTACTTCAAACCAATTGCAAGTGATATTGAAATGAAAATGTTAACTGATCGACAGCGTCATAACTACCATGTTGAGTTCGATACACGTAAAGAAACTGGTATGAAGATGGATGATGTTCAAAAAGGAGTTACTAATAATGTAATTACTCCAAACGAAGGTCGGGTACTAATGGGGATGATTAAATCTGATGATAAAGATTTGGATCGTTTCCAATCAACACTTAATACGGTATTCATGGATAAGAAAGAAGAATACCAGCAATCAGCGAAGGGAGGTGAGAACCATGACGATAAACGATTTGGAAACACGTCAAATGACGATGCCAATTCAGATGAGAGCGTCAACTGATGAGAATGATGATCCAGTTATCGAAGGTTATGCGCTGAAATATGATAAGCCGTCCGAAATTTTGGGCGGTTTTGTTCGTTTCAGAGAGCAAATTGCTCCTGGTGCATTAGATGGTACTGATATGTCTAATGTGGTTGCCACAATTAATCATGATCAAAATCAGGTTTTAGGACGTTCAGGAGTTAATTTAACGTTAAAACCAGATAAGGTTGGTCTTCGGTTTATTGTGAAACCTACTGACACTACGTTTGCCCGTGACCTAATTACCAATATTAGAGCGGGCGTTATTAACCAATGTAGTTTTGCGTTTACCGTTCCTGACAATAATGAAGCGCAGGAATGGACTGAATCAACAAGAGATGGTGTAGATTACGAACGGACAATTCGGCAAATCGATCATCTTTATGACGTTTCTGTTGTTACCACACCTGCCTACCCTGATACGGAGGCCACTGTTGGTCAACGTTCAATTGATATGGTTAAACGGATGCAATCTAAACAAGAAAAAGATGCCGTTCAACAGAAACGTAAACAAATGTTACGTAAGTTTGAACGGCAATCACTTTTGGATTCTCTTGAAGGAGGAGATTAAATGTTTAAGGAAAAGATTAAAGAATTGCTTGCTAAACAAGAAGGCAAGCGTGCTGTGATTAATGATAAGACTAAGGAAATTCGGACGTTGCTTTCTAATGAAGATGCTTCTGATGAAGACTTGAAGAAGGCTAAGGCATTACGTTCAGATATTGATAATGCTAAGGAAGAATTACGTCAAATTGAAGATGATATTAAGTCATATCGTGCTGCTGAAGCGGGGAATCCTGCTCCAGAAGGTGGTCACCATACCGAAAATAACGGTAATGATGATAGTGAAGCTGAAGAACAACGGGCTTTCAACGCATATCTTCATAAGGAAGTACGTGATGGTGTGAGTGGTATTACTTCACCAGATGTTGCACCAACAATTCCTGAATCAATTCTCTACAACCCGGAAAATGAAGTTAAATCTGTAACTGATTTATCTAAGCTGGTAACCCAATTCCAAGCTACTACTGCTTCTGGTAAATACCCAGTATTGAAGCGGGCAACTGAACGAATGAACTCTGTTGCTGAATTGCAAAAGAATCCAGACCTCGCTAAGCCTGAATTTGAAGAAGTCGACTGGAAGGTAAACACTTATCGTGGTGCTATTCCACTGTCACAAGAATCTATTGATGATTCCGCAATTGATTTAACTTCCTTGGTTGCTAACAACGCCAATGAGCAAAAGATTAATACTACAAACTTTGCTATTGCAAATGTATTAAAGTCATTCACTGCAAAGGCTGTAGCTGGTGAATCAGTTGATGATATTAAGCACATTTTGAATGTAGACTTAGATCCTGCTTATAACAAGACAATTATTGCCAGTCAATCATTCTACCAATACCTTGACACTCTCAAGGATAAGAATGGTCAATACTTACTTCACGAAGCAATTACTGATGGTTCTCCTCGTACTTTGCTTGGTGTTCCCGTAACAGTAGTTGAAGATGAACTACTTGGTGCGGCAGGTGAAGCACATGCCTTTATTGGTGATCTTGCACGGGCTATTCTTTACGCAAATCGGAAGGATATTCAAGTACGTTGGGTTGATAATGATATTTATGGTCAATATCTTCAAGTTGTCACCCGGTTCGATGTTAAGGCTGCTGATAAGAAGGCTGGTTATTTTGTAACCTATGGTGCTGGTGCACCGTCAAAATAACGCCGTCCGACAATTCCGGAGCGGACGTAAAACCAACATCCGCTAATACGGTGGATGAGATTAAGAGTTATTTAGATAAGAAAGGGATCAGCTATCCTTCATCTGCATTAAAGCCAGATCTACTCAAGTTGGTTGGTGATAATTAATGACTGTAAAATCATTAACGAAATTTTCTAATGATCAAGTTTTTATGGATAACTTGAAAAATTATTGCAAAATCGACCAGAATTTTGATGATGATATTTTAATCATGATGGTTGATTCGGCTGCTACTTTAATTGCAGCAGCGATAGATGAAAGTAGTAATGCTAATCTTTATTACAACGAACCACGATTTAAAATTGCTATTATGAAGCAGGTTAAGGAAGATTACTATGAACGGGGAATTACCGCTGATAGTTACCGCCCTGAGTTATCTACTGGAATCAACGGCATTATTAACCAATTAAGGAGTGAGTCATCAGATGAAAATTAAGAATATGACTGAACGAATAACTTTTTATTCTGTAAAGTCTGGGATTGATCCGGAGACTCACCAACCGATCCATAATCAACCTCATATGGAATTTTCTGTTTGGGCTGAAGTTCCTAAAATACCAATTCGTGAATTTGTCGATAAAGGTTCAGAAGTAGGTTTTCGTAAAGAATCGCCTACTTTTTTAATTGCCTTTAAGACTCAGAAAGAGATTCAATCGAATTGGCTGATTAAGTGGCGGGGTAAAACATATCAGATCACTGGAATGGATCCTGACTATAAGCTTCGTGACTTAAGTAAGATTTCTACTCAAGAGGTGGTTAATAATGTCAGTGACCGGTGAAGCTGAACTGATTGCTAACCTGCAAAAATTGGATAAAAGTGTGGAGAAAAAAGCACGTAAAGCTACCAGGGATGGGGCAACCGTGTTTGAAAATAAGCTGAAAAATAATACACCGGTGGCTAATTATGGCGATCATTCTGGTATGACACCTCTTAAAGAACATACTAAGAAGGGAAGCCTGAAAACGGCTAGTGGTGATTATTCAATTGATGTTGGTTATGACAAAGAAAAAGGGTGGATAGCCCATTTTCCAAATGCCGGAACATCAAAACAACGGCCACAACACTTTATTGAAAAATCGCAGGAACAATCAAAAGAGGCAATCTTAGCTAAATTTGTGGAGGACTTACAACTATGAAGTTACCAGAAATTGAAGTGACTGATTACCTATCTAATGATGAAAAAATAGTCCAATTAATGGCTAGCTTGAGACTAGATCAATTGGACTATGTACCGATTTTTACTGAGACACCTGATGATACTTTTATTAAGACGAGTTCAGCACCGTGGATTCGTGTTACCTCTATTCCAGGAGATGATGCTATCTATAGTGATGATACCCGTCTTTTTGAATACCCAAGAGTACAAGTAGACTTTTGGGTTCGAAAAGAAAACATTAGTCAGGTGGATAAATTACAACAATTAATTTATGAATGCCTTTATCAAAATGGTTATGAACGTTATTACCAAGATCGTTATCCAGATCCAGATTTGGACGGGTGTTTGATGGTAACGGCCAATTTTGAAGGCTTTGAAGAAAGGAATGAACAATAAATGGGAACACCTAATGCTAAATTAGCGAAGTTTGGTGCCTCGAATTTTGAATATGGGGTGTTAGACGAAAACGATAAGATTACTGATACACGAAAAGTTAGTGGTCTAAGTGAAGTTAAGGTTGAATTAACGAATGATTTAAAGACCCTTGCTGCTGATGATGGGCCATATTTGGTTTTGTCTGGTGGTATTAACCAAGCAAAGGAAACCCTTAATTTGTACGATGTTGATTCAACAATGAAGCATGACCTTTATGGGGTTGATGTTACGAATGGTATCGAAAAGTACACTAAAGACTTTACGCCAAATTATGTAGCTACACTTTTCCGAACCAAACTTTCTAATGGTAAGCACGTTTGGGTTGGCTTACTTAAAGGGATGTTTGCTTTACCTGGAATTTCTAGTAAGACTCAAGATGGTGCACCAGATCCAGAAGCAGATGAAATTGAAGGTAACTTTGTCCCACGTGGCGATGCCGATACTGGAACAATTATGTTGATTGGTCGGGAAGATGTTGATGGCTTTAAATTTGAAGATTTCCATAAGCAAGTCTTTGGCGACACTGCAGCCGTGCAAAATCCAACTAACACCAACGACAATAAACCAGCGCATGTAGTTGATAATGGCTAATTAGTTAGTTAATTAAAACAGAGACGAGAAAGGTGAAACGATAGGAGGAATTTTAATTATGCCTTTGAAATTAAAAGTAAAATCTGATGGTAAGGAAACGGTGTATGAACGTAAAGAAGAACCAATGCTTGCTAATCTGATTGATGCCTTGAAAGTTCAGCGTTTAGAAATTGAAATGTATTCAGATCCTAAAAAGCCACCTACAGATGAGCAGAACACTAAGCACATTAAGTTGATGGCTGACTTTGCTGCTCGCTTCTGGGGTGAAGGTTTAACTGCTGACGATATTCTTAATGGAGTATCGGCTGAAGAAGGCTTTGAACAAATTTCAAGTGGGATTGCTCAAACCTTGAACATGTCGGCAGATGACGATGATGAAAGCGAGGATAAGAACCCAAAAAAATAACTGTTGAAATGGTAGATGATTCAATTAATAAATTGAATGATTATATCAAATCACAGTTAGAAAACGGTTATAAATGGGGAGAAATTAGTAAGTTAACGCTTGGTGACTTGCAATTAATGAGTTATGTCTTTGAAGAACGGACAACAACCATTGATAAAGCTTTCCCATTCTTATTTTAAGTAGGAGGGGGGTTAACACTTGAGTGCTTCATTAGGTCATTTAGCGGCAACGGTTAGTTTAGATATTAATCCGTTTAAAGCATCTAACAGTGTGCTAAAAGCGCAAATTAAATCAACTGCTAATGCATTACGGGCACAAGAAACAGCTCTTAAGGGTAATGCCAACAGTATTAATAATATGCGTCAGGTATACTCTACGATGGCTCGTCAGATGATGAACTACAACGCTCAAATGGAACGTTCAAAATCCATCATGGATGATACTACTAAGAGTGAACGCGCACGGGCTAACGCGGCTAATCAATATAATAAAGCCTCTGCACAAGTTGAACAATTACAGCAGAGAATGAGAGCTTTAAGTCGTGAGATTACTGCTCAATCCAATCGCTGGGGACAACTTGAATCTAGAATGAATCGTTTTGGTTCAGCGGCTGGTAAAGTTGGTTCAGCCATGCAAACTGCCGGTAGAGGGATGACTGCTTATCTAACAACACCAATAGCAGCGGGATTAGTTTATTCAGCGCAAAAGCTAGTTGATTTTCAGGATGCCATGAATCGGACTAAAAACGTGATTCGGACATCAGGGGAATCAGCTCGTCAAACTTCTTCAGCTTATAAGCAGATGGTTGCAGATGCCCGTAAGTATTCTGATATGTATGGTGTTAGCCAGCAAAAAATTGCCCTTGGATATGAAGACTTAGTAAAACGTGGTTATACTTCGCGTGCAGCTATTGGGGTTATGCAAAATGAGTTAAAAGCTTCAGTAGCAACTGGTGATGATTTTAACGATGTTATTAAAGTTGCCTCACAGACGATGGAATCATTCGGTTTGTCAACAACTAAAGCCGGTAAACCAATTCGAAATGCCACAGTAATGGAAAGACGTTCTGCAAGAACATTAAATGAATTAGCTTATGCGGCTGACGCTACGTCAACTGACTTTCAATCACTTGGTGTTGGGATGTCGTATGTTGGAGCAACTGCTCACCAGGCAGGATTTACCCTTTCGGAAACTGCTTCAGCAATGGGTATTCTTTCTAACAATGGTTTGGAAGCTGACAAGGCCGGGACTGGATTACGTAAGGTTATTCAATCTCTAATTACTCCTACTGCTAATGGTAGAAAGGCTTTGTCAAGTATTAACCTGACTACTAAGGACTTCTTAACTAAGAGCGGGAAACTGAAGTCAATGTCTGCTATTTTTGCTACTTTGAATAAGCATATGAAAGGCTTATCAGGCAGTAAGAAGAATGATATTTTCCACTCTCTGTTTGGAACCACTGGTCAACAAGCTGGGGCAATCTTAACTGACAATGCTAATCGGTTACGTGAGTTAAATAAAGAAGTCGAGAAATCAGCGAAGAATGATTATATCGGTGACTTGTCACGTAAGAATCTTGAATCGCCAAAGGCTCAACTTGCAATATTTAAAGAGTCCCTTACCAATGCTGGTATGGATATGGCTAAAAATGTTTTGCCAACGATTATTCCGATGGTTCAGAACATCTCAAAGCTTGCTCAAGGTTTCGGTAAACTTCCTGATTCAGTGAAGAAGGCTATTACTTCATTTACCTTATTTACTGCTGGTGCGGGACCAGTTTTACTCCTTCTTGGTAAATTAACTAGTGGTACAGCCAAAACTGCGCTTGGATTTGGTCATATGGTTGGCGGATTTAACCGGGCTGTTCTAGCAGCAAGAGCTGGCGCTTCTGGTGTTACTGTTTTACGTTCAGCATTTTCTAAAACAGCTTATGAAACTGCTAACTTTGGCAAGTCGGTTTCTAATACTAGTAAAGCTGTATCAATAGCTAGTTCAGAATACAGTACAGCTAGAACTGTTATTTCTGATACTGGCAAAGCAGCTGGATTAGCTGGTATGTCTATGAGTACCTTGGCAATTGGTGTTGGTGCTGCTGCCTTGGCGGTTGGCGCTGGTGTTGCTGTTTGGGAACTCTGGGGTAAACGTGCAGTTGCTTCTTCTGAAAGAACAAGTCGCTGGGGTTCTGATGTTGGTGCTGCTGCTGATAAAGCACTGACTAAATTTAAAGGGACATCAGATGGGATCCAATCTGCTTTATCTCAAATGGACGTAGCTACCAAAACATCAACCAAGAGCATGTCGGATTCATTCGATAAAGAATTTTTTCAAATGGAAAATGATGCGCGCAATCATTTAGAAAATGTAAAAAAGGCTGAGTCTAACATGTCACCAACCGTTGCAGCCGCTGTTGATAAGGAAGCTGAACATGAGAAACGTACTTTAAATAGCATCTTAACCGATGCTGATAAAGCTCGTACTCGTGCCAATAATATTCTTAAGACTTCTAATGGTGATATTGCTAGTTTAAGTCAAACTCAACGAGTAATGTTGCGTAATAACCAGCAACAGATTCTTGATGATGAGCTTAAGATGTGGAGTCTTACGAATAATCAGCGTAAAAAAGCAATGGCTGTTCTTAATAACGATGTTGCTAATATGACTCGGCGTGAAAGAAGTACGAGACTTCGTAGTATTCGTGAAGAAACCAGTGATGTTCAAAATGAATATAATAAGCAAGCTAATAGTCTAAAGAGACAATTAAAAGCTGGGACTATTAATCAAAATGAGTATGCTGCCGGGATGCGTGCTAATGAGAAAACTTTACGAGATTATGTCGACAAAGCTTCAGCACAATATATTCGTTTAGCACGAGCCAATGGTCAAAGTACCGATCAAATTAAACGTGATATGCAGGCCGCCGGTTTAAGCTATTCTGATGGATTAAAACAAATCCGAAAAGAATCGAAGAATGCTGAAAACGATGTTAAGAGCCTTGCAGTGTCAGTTCAAAACTTACACGGGAAGACCAAAACTGCCGCTAAGATGTGGAATGATTTAGTTTTTGATCCAAAGACTGGTAAAGTACGGACTAATGCTCAAGAAGAGGTCAATAAAGCTGTTAATTCTTCTAAGAAGTGGAATCAGATTAAGCTTCTAGCTAAGAAAGGGAAGTTAAGCACTAATGCTGGAAAGATGGTTGCAGCCGCCTTAGTTGAAAATGGTAAGTGGAACAAAATGTCTTGGAAAGAGAAGAAACTCTATGTTCAGGACAAAGCAACCCAAACCGTTCTAAAGGCTTTGGAAAAGTCCGGTGAATGGAATAAGTTTTCACTTAAGCAGCAAGAAGCCATTGTCAAAGCAAAAGGCCGTGAAGAATTAGCTGATACGTTGTTGGAAACTAAAGCTTGGAACAGTCTTACATTGAAGCAACAGGAAGCATTAATTCGTGATAATGCTACTAAGCCGATTTACGAGGCACTACAAAGTTCTGGTCAATGGAACAAGTTAACACTGAAACAACAAGAAGCCATTATTAATGCTAAAGGTAAATCTGAATTAGTTGATGCTCTGGTAAAGGCTGGTCAATGGAATAATCTATCATTTAAACAACAACGAGCCTTAGTAACTACTCAAGGTGCTGGTGATTTGATGGACGCCCTTAATAAAATGGGACGTTGGAACCAGTTATCACCTAAGCAACAGGAAGCTATTGTTAATGCAAAGGGTACGTCACAACTTCAACAATTAATTACAGATTATGGATTGTGGCGAGAAATGCCAGCTAGTGAGGCAAAACAAATCATCGCCCATGATAGGGCAAGTGGTAATTTGAAAGCGGCCAATGAAGCTATTGATGCTTGGCGTCGGGCTAATCCTGGTGCTCCTAAAAATGCATTAGCTACTGACAATGCAAGTGGGCCGTTTAAGAATGCAACTGCAAGCGTATTTTCTTGGGACGGTACTGGTGCTAATTCGAAATCAGCTAATGGTTTTGACTCTGCTTCTGGTCCTTTCGGTAATGCAACTGGTTCAGTTGGTAGATGGAATGGGACTGGAGCAAATCAAAAGACTGCTAAGGCTATCGATCAAGCTAGTGGGGTAATCAAAGGTGCAGTAGACTGGATTAATCGTTGGAATGCCGCTAATCCAATAGTTCACACGATTAAGACAGTGACTGAATTTGTTACAAAACACCATGCAAAAGGGACAAACTATCACACAGGTGGTCCAATGATTGTTAATGATCAGCCAGGGCCAGTATTCCGTGAGGCTGTTCAGTTCCCTGGTGAGCCTCCGTTTATTCCTTTTGGACGTAATGTTTTATTAGATGCTCCGCGTGGTACTAAAGTTCTTAAAGCTAGTGATACAATACGACAATTCCCTCATTTACCCCAGTATGCGAATGGAACATCTGACGCTGTTTCGGTCCTTAGTTCCTTAAAGCCTAATATTAGCGGACAGCAAATTGTGAATAACAATTACGCTGATACTAATGGAAGTAACAAACAAATGAGTGAATTACTTAGTCAAGTAACGGAAATGACTAACCGGTTAGGTACCATGTTAGGTTTGAGTTCAGCTCAATTGTCAGCCATTAAGGCTAGTGCGTTTGATAAAGATCAGATGTACACAACAATGGGACGAGACCAGACGTATTTAGATGCACAACGATTGTAGGGGGTAGTGATTATTACTAGTAATGTTTTGTATATCAAAATTGATGATGAAGATGAGCTTGCCAGTAATGAAATTACTGACCATTTAACTTTTCTTGGCTTAACAGAATCACCAAGCCTTATTAATAATTATCGTGATGATACATTGCAAGATGGTCAGATATGGAATTATTCCAGATATAATCAAACTACGGTAACTGCTAAGTTCCTTTTACGATGGATTGATCGTAAAGATTATAAATTAGCAAAACATGAAGTTTTTCGGGTGTTTGCTCAAAAAGGAATTTTTCGACTTCGTACGGCAACCGAGCCAGACATTGTTCGTTATTGTCGAGCTGGTTCATTTTCAATTGATTCCGATCCAAGTGATCCCAACTATTGTACTTTTGAAGTTCCTTTTGATAATCCCACTGGTCTGAGATTCAGTCGATTGCATACTGATAAGATGGATCGTAAAGATTTCCTTAGTTTGAATCTTAATTTGACTAATACAGAAAATGCGTATCATTTTGTTGGTCGAACTTCTTTTGAGGTGTTAAATGCTGGTGACATTACCGTTGATCCAGAAATGCAAAATCATGATTTAAAAATTACCATGAAACATAGTGGCGGTAAGTTTACTTTAAAAAATACAACTACTAATACTTCATGGACTTATAATAAGAACCTTTCAAGTAGTGATACTGTTATTCTCAATGGAATCAATACGTATAAGAATGATAAATTAGATAGTTCAAGTACGGACTATGGATATTTAACGTTAAAACCAGGTATCAATAAAATCACGGTTGAGGGAGCTAATGATTTAGATATTACGTTTAGTTTTCCATTCATGTATTTAGGTTAGGAGATGATTTTATCGGTTTAGTATTAATGACCCCACGCAAAGAGGATGTTAAAGAACCAATTAATAAGATTATCTTATGGCCGACTTTTCATGCACAGTGGGAAAGTAATTCAACATATCAAATAAACTTTACTGCTCTTGATATTGGTTCAGAACTATATGATGAACTAGATGTTGAGAGTCATTTTTTTCTAGATGGTCAAGAATATGTGGCTAAAAGTTGTGTAGAAAATATAGATAGTAATACAAAGGGAATTCTTGCATGGCATATTTACAACGAAATTAATCGCTTATATGTTCGTAGTGATTTGAGTGAGACTAAAATCAATAGTTCTAATGATAATCAGCAGGAACAAACACCTAGTTATTCAGTGGAAGACGTCCTAAAAAAGTGGCTGGATAATAACCAACTAGGTTTCACTTATGAAATTCATGGCAATTTTGAAAAAAAGCAAATTGAAGGATTAAGTGGAACCGGGAAAGATATGCTTAGCAAAATTGTTGATGCGTGGCCAAACATTATCGTTTTCCCAGATAATAAAAAAATCCGAATCTATGATGAATCGGAATTTTTTAAAGATGAGGGACGCGTTCTAGATTTTCCACATGATTTAAAGTCGTTAAAAACTACTCGTGATAGCAGAACAATAATTAATCAAATTCGCTGTGTAGGTGGAAAGCACTCTATTGATATTTCTACTGGTGGTGGCAGTGGCGGTAATCTTGATAGCGTAGAAGCCTTTGCCAAGTCAGCAATCAATGCTGATTTTGCTGTTAATAAAGACCAGATGTGTCAAGATTTTGCTAACCGTTCACAAAAAGTTCAGGCTCGTGGAGTTGATGTGTACCGACTGTATGACACCATTAAGCAAGCCGGTGTTAGTCCTGAATGGTTTTTCGCTTATGAACTGCAAGAGCAAAATTCAAACATGGGCTGGCTAAACCACTGGTCGTATCCACATGGTGATCCATATAATGACGCAACTGTTGTTTGTAATTGGATTAAGCAAACTGCCTATACGGATTATTTAACACCCGCTTGGTCGGCTGCTGAAGGTTCGATAGGTAGGAATCCAGCATTAGAAGCACAGTGGAATCAGGAGTTTGGTAAGGGAACTATCGGTAGATTGTACTTACAGGCTACTGCCGCTGCCGTCTGGGAATTGTCTGGTCAGTCTGGGAATTCCTACATTGGTAAGCCAATGTCTGGCTGTGTTAATCAAATAAAGGCTTGGGGTGGCCATACTAATTCTGGAGGTGGAAGCTGGGGATGGCCGTTCCCTGATACTGGTGAAGGAAAGTTCACTGGTGGGCAATTATTTGGTGTTCAACCGGGCGGTGAATTTCGAACTAACGGTTTTCATGATGGCCTTGATTTTGGCTCAGTCGATCACCCTGGAACGGATGTACATGCTATTCACGGTGGTAAAGTTACTGTAAAGGCTTGGGGTGGTAGTGAAGTCAAATGGTACGTTGTTATTACTGATGATTCAGGGCTTAATGTTGAATACCAGGAAGCATTTAGTAGCCAAGGTAATATTATTGTTAATGTTGGTGATTCAGTTACCACCGGACAAGTAATCGGCCACCGAGATACCGACCACTTACATGTTGGAATTACTAGACATAGTTTCCCAGAGGCTTTCAACCATGCTTTTCTCAATGATGGAACCTGGCTTGATCCTCAGCAAACTATCAGGTCTGGGATTGCTGCTGGAGGTTCTAGTGATAATTCCGGAACTACTTCAGAAGAAGTTTATTACTTTGAACCGTTCATTCTTGAAGATGAAGAGTCAATTAAGGAGTGGGGGTTACAACCTGGACCAGATTTTGTTGATGAAAGTTTTACTGACGCTGAAGCAATGCGTAAGGTTGGATTAACGAAACTTAAGCCTAATCCTGATCTAACAGTCGAAACAACGCTTAAAGGAAACGACTTTGTGCCTGAACAGGGAGAAATCGTCAGAGTGCAAGCTCGATCGAAAAAGTACGCGGGTTCTTGGCGAGTTGTTGCTTATGATTATTACCCGAGAGCTGCTAACCAAGATACGTCTGTTACTCTGAATAAGACTAAGCAGACTATTTTGGACTATCAGGCTCAACGGACTAATCAAATTCAAATTGCGTTGTCTGAGCAAACTACTAGGTTGAAAGGAATGGCTAATAGTCTAGATAAGCAATCGCAGTCATTAACTCAGGTAATAAACGACTCAAAGGAAAACACTACTGATAAGCAGTGGAAGGATTTACAGCCTAAAGTTCAAGAGTTGATTAATGAAAAAATTAAAGAAATGAATGATGAAAGTAAGAAAGACGGAGGTGAAACAAACAGTGAGAAACAATCGTAAACTATATGATGTTGATGGTAATTCGTTCAAGCATAAAGAAACCACCAAGAATATTGTGATTCGGTTATTTAATTCTCGTGGTGGGGTAATTGAACCTGATCAGACACATAAATGGTCAGCTCAAGTGGCTTCACTTGATAGTAATGGGATTAAGCATTATCAAGGACAGTATCCGGTAAAGTTTAAAGGAATTGATATTCTTATTGATAGTGAAGATTTAACCGAACTATCATCGGGTGATTATGAACTAGAAATTTGGGAAACGTATACAGATGATAAAGAAGAAACAACTGTCTATCCATCTCCAGGGACGACGATTCCATTTACTATTGAACCGACAATTCCCGATTCGGAGAATGAACAGATTAAGCAGCTTGATATTCAAGATGTGATTAATCTGGCAGTAATCAAAGCTGGTCAGAATTTAGTTATTGATAAAATCAATACTTTACCTACTGGCTCACAAGCCTCTGTTAAGCAGGAATATAAGGACGGTAAGAATGTAGTAACCCTGAATATTCCTGCTGGCCCTCAAGGCCCTAAAGGAGATAAAGGGGATAAAGGTCAACCAGGTGGAACTCCCGTTTTTGCTTCTGGAATTACTACTACGCTGAATGAAGATCAAAATGCTTTCTTGAAAGTTATTAAGATTAATGATAATCATGACGGTTACCGTTTAGATGCAGGGATTCCGCGTGGTCGAACTGGTGACACCGGTCCAAGAGGTCCTCAAGGTGAACCAGGCCCAGTAGGTAAACCAGTTAAAATTACAGTTGATCAGCCTGCTCTTTTACCAGCCGGTTCTGTGCCTACTGCTGAGGTTAAGAACGTTAGTGATGATACAGTGCAACTACACCTAGGAATTCCTGCTGGCGCTAAGGGAGAAACTGGTGGTGTTAACCAAGTTGTTGATGCGTCTATTAGTATGGGAACAATTACTACGTTGAACAGTGGCGATAAAGCAACGGCTTCACTAGTTAAAACCGGGAATGCCAGTTATACTTTAAATATTGGAATTCCAGCGGGTATCCAGGGACCACAAGGCGAACGAGGGGCAACTGGAGAGCAAGGACCGCGTGGACCAATTGGCCCCACTGGGGCAAACGGTAAAGATGGTCAGCCAGGCAAAGATGGCGTTAGTCCAAAATTATCAAGCGTTAATATAACTCAGGTAGAACCAAACGTGAATGCGTCTGGTTCTTTTGTTTCCTCTGGGGAGAATTTGTATGGTCTTAACCTTAGTATTCCTAAACCGGACTTATCTAAGGTTAAGATTCCGAGTTTAAAGATTGGTAAGGTAGCCACTGCTAATAAGGGTAATTTGACCATAACCAGCGATGACCAAAAGAACAATATATTAAACATTGATTTCCCTAAAGGCGTAGAAGTAACAAGCTCTGATTGGGCTACTACTGGTGCTACGTTCTTAAATGGTGCTAGTGCACAAGATAGTTTTAAGTACCGAGTAAGCACAATTGGCAATCTGCGTATTGTTCAAGTAGTAGGGTGGATTAATTATACCTATCTGCCAGCTTATTCATTTCAGGCAAGCGTACAGTTACCACTCCAGGGATATGAAGGTGCCGATTATTACTTCAGTGGTGGATTAACGTTTAACAATAATAACGAGTCTGTTTTATTAAGTAGTTCTAGTCCTAATCGAATTGAGCTTTATGTTGCACAAAATTCTTCTAGTCATTCTGTACCAATTAACAGCTTGTTTATCTATTGAGGTGATTATTATCGCAAAACTAGTAGTAATGGGTGATTCAATCACGCAAGGCTGGGATGGTCATAAGCAGGTTGATAATCCGATCCCAAATGAACTGGGGAAGTTAGCTGGCTTTGATAGAGTGGAAAACCTTTCTGTTGGTGGAACAACGATGACTGGCAGCAAAGGCTTACCATCACAAGTTAAAGCGGTTAATTTTGCTGATTATGATTATGCTTTGATTTCATTTGGAACAAATGACTATTGGCAACAATCAGAATCGCTTCAGGATATGCAAAATGGACTTCAACAAGCCATTAATAAAATACGTGAGGAAAACCCAAAAATTCAGATTCTGATAACGACACCAATTCAAGGTTGGGAAAACAACACTAATTCGTTAGACCAAAAGAATACGATGGGTGCTTCTCAGAATGATATTGATGACATGATTCTATCGGTAGCTAGACTGAATAATTTGAAAGTCAATGATTGGCGAACTAATCCAATTGTGACTAGTGATAATTACAAATCAATGCTAGGTGATCAAATAGTTCACCCAACCCAAGCAACGATGGACTTAATGGCTAACCGATACTTTCAGGTATTTTTTAATAGTCAAAGAGTGGCAAGTAACCAAGATGAACAACCGGACAATCCGCCAAAGCCAGACCATCAACCAGTTGTCTTAGAAATGGCAAGTATTAGTGGTAATTGGTTTGGTACTTTTAACAATAATTTTCAAAAGATTTTTCAAGTATTAGTTGATTATTCAACTAACGATGATCGTTCAGTCGAATGGCAAAAGAAAGATTTTAAGATGTTAAATCGTGGTACCTATGTTTATCTGGTTAAGACCTTTGAATTAATTAAACAAGTGGTTGATGAGTTCTTAGGTAGTGAGGATATTTATGATGATAATTTCGATGAGGTTAATAATTCAGGGATTATTGTTCCTCACACGTTAATCATTGCCGAGTTAATTGAAATTGCTAATCAAAATTTTAAGAAACTACAAAATATTATTGGAAGTATCCAGCAATCATATTAAAAGGAGGGAAAGCCAATGACAGATAACAATGGACTAGATACTATTAAATATCAAGGTAATCAGTATGTAGTAATTGATACTGTCTTACCGGGCGATCAAAGTTATTATGTCGATGATTTTAATGGACGACAAGGCGATAACTTACGTCAAGTTAATGTGTGCTTAAAAAATCACGGGGAGTTCTGGAATCTAGGTAACTATAAGGTTAACCTAGTGGGGCGTGATGCTGATAATGTATTAAAAGCTACTCAGTCTGCAAAAATTATTAATGCAGCCCGAGGTTTAGTTCGATTAGCAATTCCAGCAGAGTTCTATCAAGCAACCGGTGAATACACGGACGCCTTTTTACAAATTGTCGATGATAACGGGACAATTATTAGTTCCGTCCGCGTTGACTTTGAAGTGCTGTATAACGGTACTTTGATTAGTAAGGTGGAAAGTCAACTTTACTTAGGCCAAATTAGTGAATTTATTAAGGCAGCCCAAGCACAAGTTGACACGATTAGTACCGATGTAAAGTCGGTACAACAAAGTGCAACCGCTATTAATGATTTAATTAATACTTATCTTCAAACAGTTAAAACAAATGCGGCGGCAGTTACTGGCAAGGATAACCAGTGGACGGCTAAGCAAACCTTTAATCAAGGATTAGAAACACCAAACGCAACGGTAGATAATGATATGACTGTGGGCGGAACAATTACCGCTAATAAATTAGCTGGTCAGGCGATGACTGATATTATGAAGGCGATCGCTGCTATTCCGGTGACGACAACTAATTCAATTACTCGTAACTATACCTGCTCTGATGGTGTATCAAAGCCAGGCGGTTCAGATGATTTCTTATTGCAGAAGACCGATTTTGGTTCAGGAGTTTCACTTATTGTTGGCTCTGGTAACCTTAATTTCAATAATCCAGGGAACAACGCCATCAGTCGGTTACAAATGCCTTGGGCAGTAGGACGTGGTTCCGGATTTGTTGGCACAATGTATCTTTACAGCAAGTATGCTGTGCGGCTAGATCCCTATAATCCGGGCCAGATTAACTTCTCTTGTTCAGATGCGGTTAGTGGTACCACTTGGTGTTCGTTTATTTTACTAACAACGAGATAGAAGGTGTGAAAACATGGCAACAAAGATTGTATATGTATACGATAAAGATACTAAGGAATATAAGTATCCACGCGAGATTGATGTTGAGTCTAGTATTGAAAATTCAACTGAAATTCCGGTACCTGAAGTAATGTACGGGAAAACAGTATTCACTGGTAACGGCTGGGTTACTCAAACAAAAGAAGAATGGCTGGCAAGTTTGCCAAAGGCTGAGGTAAAACCAAGTCCAGTAGTTGAAGCAATGAATGCTCTGGGACAGCAATTAGTTCAAGCAAAAGCGGAGTCAAATAAGACTAGCAAGAGTCTTGAACAGAAAGTTGCAGACCTAACGCAATCAGTCAATATGCTTGGTCAAATGATTTTAAAGACCCAAGCTACAACACAAGGAGGCATTAAGTAATGAATGATTTAACGGTTCAATTTGTAAAGCTAATGGCACAGCTAAACGCTGACATTACTAACTACGTAGTTCTAGGGGCAATTACTCCTGAACAATACAAGGAGTTTACCGGTAGGAATTACGTCCAACCAGCAACTCAACCACAAGCTTAATTAACACATAGTCGCCAAAGAAATAAACAATACATAATGAAAAAGCGTACGAAAGCGTCAAAAATTTAACGCAATCGTACGCTTTTCTTATGGGCGGCAAATATTGAGGTGATACGATGAAAATTATATTGTTTGTTATTGTGGGCTTAGTTGCAATTCTTAGTAATATAGTTTCAAAAAAACTCTGGTGTAACTACCAGAGTTCATATTATGCTGCTTGGACTAATCTTGTTCTACTTCTTTTAGGAGTGAGTCTATTCTTTCTCTAATAAAAAGATAATTAAAATGATTATCAAGTTTCTTCGGAAGTAATCATTTAGCGCTGACTTCGGTTGGCGCTTTTTTTGTACTAAAAATTAGGAGGTGGGCAGATGCATAGTATTGCAGGGTATTCGTGGGACGAGTTGTTAGCAATCGTGACAATTATTTCTATTGTTGGTGGATTCTTGATTTGGTTGCTTAACCTAGCAATTAAAAACGGAACTGAAAAGCTGTCAAACGTAGTTCAAAATTTAATCGTTAAAATTGATAATCTAAGTCACACAATGGATTCAATTGAATCAACAGCAAATCGGACAGCCGATCGGGTTGATTCACTAGAAGATCAGTTTGAGGAACACATTGGTGAAGCAAAGGTGCGGAATCAAAAAATCAAAGCACTGGAGCACGAAGTATTTGGAAGGGGAAAACAATAAATGAATGAAATCATTAATGCCATTCCGGAATATGTAATTACAGCGGTTGTTTCGACCGCTATTTTTTATCTCATGAATGCAGGGAAGAACTTACTACACAGCAAGGTTCAACATGCCAAAACTACTCAATCAAAAGAGCTGTGGAGCTTCATTGAACAAGTTGCTAACACGGCAGTCAACTCCTTAGTAAGTAAGAACATTACTGGTGATGCTAAGTTCGCCCAAGCAACGGCAATTGTACAAGATACGCTTGCTAAGCAGGGTTTTACTAATGTTGATGTGAAGTCGATTGAGTCAGCCGTTCAATCAGCTTATGAAAAATCACCATTAACGCCTACCACAAGCCCGGAAGAAAAGGCGGACAAGTCGGAACAAAAGGGAAAAATTATTGTCCCGGACGGTAAAGCAAAAGCAATTGATCCAAAGGAGGTCGCATAAAATGGCAGTTCGTAATCCATTTATTGATGTTTCCAGCTACAATCCTGATACGGTAGCGTTTTTTCAAGCAGCTAAGAATCAAGGAGCACAAGGAGTTGTTGTAAAGCTAACTGAAGGTAGTGAAGATGGTTCTAATTATATTAACCCACGAGCAGCAGCACAAATTCGCAATGCCCTAGCAGTAGGCTTACGGGTAGCTTGCTATCATTTTGCTCGCTACACTTCAATTCCCGATGCACAGAATGAAGCACGATTCTTTGTCAAAGTTGCTCGGCAGTTTGGCATGTATGACGATACGCTGATGATTGATGATGCGGAGGTCAATTCAGCAAGTGACTATCAAGGGGCTACCTTAGCCTTTCTTCAAGAAGTAGAAGCGCTTGGTTATAAGAGTACTGGTGTCTACTCAATGCGGAGTTTCTTTACTGGTGGCATTCTAAACAGTCACGGCTTTGGCAACCGGAAGAAGTGGGTAGCTGGTTATGGTGTTACTTCACTCGGAATTGATAATGCGAATGCTTGGCAATATACCGATCACGGAATCATGGGGATTGACACCAGCCTTGATTTTGACGGTGCCTTTACTACTGGCGAAACAAGCGGTAGTGTACCAAGTACCCCAGTACCAGCACCGCAACCGGTAGAACATGTTGGTAAACCAGCTACCGGGACATATATTGTGCAATCAGGCGATACCCTAAGCGGAATTGCCGAAAAGTACAATACTACTTGGCAAAACTTAGCGGCAATTAACAGCTTGGGTAATCCTAATCTACTTCAAGTAGGTCAAGTATTGAAAGTGACGGGCAATGCATCACCGCAAAACACTTACTACGTGCAATCAGGCGATACTTTGTCCGCCATTGCTTCTAAGTTTGGTACCACAGTATCGAGCTTGGTCAGCCTTAATCATATTGCTAATCCCAATGTTATTTATGTTGGTCAAAAGATTATTCTTGGTGGTACTGGTCAATCTAATGCCTATACTGTTCAGAGTGGTGATACCTTATCAGGGATCGCTTCCGCACATGGTACTACCTGGCAAGCATTAGCAACAAAGAATCACATCGCTAATCCGAACATGATTTTTGTTGGTCAAACAATTCAATTATAGAAATTAATCCCTAGTGGCCCGTCGTAACCGCTAGGGATTTTTGTCGTATAATAAAAAGCGCCAGCCGAAGCCAGCGCTGAAACCATTACTTGAACAGTTTATGAATTAGATGTTTAATGTGCTTACTAGGCACAATAAGCAATATGATGCACCAATGCAATGGGGACACCTCCCTCTTGCACTTACTTGTGGAGTGATTAAGTCCAACAGCGTGCTTTTGTATTGTACCATAGTTTAATTATGTTATAATATGTACATAAGCAATATGATGCCGGTGTGCAAATTGGTTTCAGTTGATTACTTAAACCGTACCGGTAAACTGGGCGCTTAATAAGCGTCCTTTTTTTGTTATCAGTGCAAAATTACGTTAAATTACACCGATAACTTTATGCTATACTGATTTAAATTTAACGATGGGTCCCGTTTGGGTCCCACTTACAATCAAATGCATTGATATATCAATGAATACAAACGTATATCACTGCCTGTTTGGGGCACTTGAGATCCTTAAAAAATGTTGATACATCAACATTAAAAAGAGCTTGTATGTACATCTTTTGTACATCAAGCTCTTTTTCTATATTTGAATTTATTTAGGAGCATTAAAATGAAATTCGTAATCGCTAGCCATAATCAAAACAAAATTCAGGAACTTCAGAGAATTATTGCAGTCCGTGGAAATACTGGAATTCCTTATACCAATTTGATTCAAAAGCAGCAATTTCCAGTAGAAGGTGAAAGCTCATACCTGGAGAATGCCCAGCAAAAGGCACTCTACATTAGCAAACAACTTCCTCAGTCATTAATAATTGCTGATGATTCGGGACTTCAGTTAGAAGCATATCCAGAAATTATGGGAGTCAGGACAGCACGAGATTTAGCTCAGTGTCAAACACCGCATGATTATGATCAATATATTTTACGGCTTGTTAAAGATCACGATCGGGCATTCCAGATGCAGACAACAATTGTCTGTGCTCACCAGGGAAAAGTTCTTGCAACTGCTGATGGAATTTTAAGAGGACAAATTGCAAAGACAGAAAGGGGAAACGGTGGCGATGGCTTTAACCGGATTCTCATCCCCGATAATACCAGACATACTCTTGCAGAAATGAACTTTAGGGAACGTTACTATTTCCTAACTCGAGCACGAGCAGTAGATCGGTTACTATGGCAACTAAAAGATAATCACAATTAGTGTTAAGAGTAAGTCAATAACCATTCCCAGCAGTACCACCCGTGAGTGCCTTGGATTACCAAATGTGACCATTTTTTCACGAAAGGCATTTTCAGTGAATGCATAAAGAACGATGGAAAATAATAGCCAAATGAAGTTAATGAGCAATCTAGTTTTCCAAGTCAAAAATAATTGGATGATTTGGCATGTTAGTAAAACAAAGAATAGGCAACGAGTAATCACTAGACAATCGCTGACATGTTTTTCCATCTTAGCGTGAAGACCACTGATCGATGAGATTAACAAAAGAATAATTGCAAATAGAATAATAAAATTTAACATGGTAAAGCCCCTTTCCGCATTTGATTTTATCACTGTTAGAAAAACATGGAACTGGAGAAAGGTGCTTTACTTGAAAAAATCTCAAAAAAAGTGTATTGTACATTACTGTGTCTACTAGAAAAAATGAAGAGGTGATAGCCTGTGGCTGATTTTGAAATTGGTGATCTTGTTAAAGCAAAGAAGTTCGGTCCAATGGATCATGACTTTACCGGTATTGTTGAAAAAGTTTATAACAATTCTGTGATGATTTCGATTCAAGACTTTGATCCCAGCGATAAGAATGGTGTCAATGAATTAAACAGTCGCGCAGTTATTCGGCAAAGCGAAGCCAAGATGATTAAGGCTGTGCCGCGTACCGAAAAGGATGATGAAGACGATGAAAGTGATGAAAGCACTGATAAGAAGTCTTCTAAGTCAACTAGCTCTAAAAAGACGACAAAAAAATCATCAAAAAGGGCTGACAAATAA